CTAATTCAAAAGATTTATTTTAGCGCCCATATCGCAAAATTTGTGCAATATCAACAAAAAAGACCGGCTTTGCAGCCGATCTTTTCTGTGCAATGTGACGATATTTAATATGCACTTATTACATAGCCCATCGTATCAACATTAGACACCGTGCCGAGTGTAATTGTAGGGTTGTTAAATGTGCCGTCAATGCTACCATTGAAAAGTCCAAAAATCGAATGTGCCTGACCCAATGTTGAAAGGTTTACTGTTGTTCCGTCAACAGTAACGGCGCCATTACAATTAAGTTGAATTTCAATATGAGAAAATGACCCGTTTAAAGTCATTGTTTTGGCGGCGGTATAAGTGCCGTGTTCTATCGCGCCCGATGGTCCGCGTTTTGATGTTCTAATTAAAGCCATAATTTCACCCCCTTAGTTAGTCACTCTAACCGCTACGGCTTTATTTGCTGACTGCGCCGCAAATGTGAGCGTAACTGTTGTTGCGGTTGTTGCGATTGAGTCGTAATCAATACCATCTTCGACGTAAACATCAACGAGAGATGACGCTCCGATAGTCTGAGCCGCAAATGTAAGTACTACGCTAGTCTGACCCGCAGTAAGAGTACCTCTCTGCAATTCTACTGAGGCGGCGCTTGGAATAGCGCTCGCGAGCTCGTCGATAGCCGCCTGAGCGTTTGTTGCGCTCAGTCCTGAGCTAGCGTTATTGTAACTAACGCTTGTAGCGGGGAGCTGAGTTGTAGGGCTAGGCATGTTAGCCGCGAGCTCGTTGATAGCTCCGATAATGGTCTTATCCTGAGTTGTAGGTTCTCCGTTTCCGATAAGTGACTCGATTGTGTTAACATCGCCCTCTACGTCGGTAACTCTCTTAGCGAGACCGTTAGACGTGTTATTAATGGCGTCGCTAATAGTAGCAATAGCGCGGGCGTTAGCGTCCGCCTTGCCGTCTGCCCCGTCAGCAGTATTCTGAGCGGTTGCGATAGAGTCTCTATCTGCGGCGATAGCATTATCAATCTTGAGCATATCGCCGTTATAATCGCTCAAATATGTAGGCTTGTCAGTTCCAACGTACTGGCTAAGCTCAATAGTTACGGTCTTGTTTGTTGAACTCATGTTAATTTTCTCCTTTTCTTTTATTATAAACGTGAGTCGGTGCACGTTTATTTAGTTTTTATGCGGCAATACCGTTAAAGTCGAACTCGAAAGCGGTAAGTTCTTTAGCGTCGAACTCTTCGCAAGTAAGCTCTAAAGCGTCGAAAAATGCCGCGGTTACGGTCTGCGCGTGTAATGCAAATAGTTTCATAACAACGTCACTAACGAGCGTCCATTCGCCCGTAAATGGGTCTATCATCCAATAAGTCGGGTCGGGGTAATTAAGTAACTTGTAGCCGAGCGAGTCGAACTCGTGAGCCGTAAGCCCTTTAGCGTCAAACTCTGCGCAAGTAAGCTCTAATGAGTCAAACTCCCTCGCGGTTAGACCAAATACGTTAAAACTAGCGTAAAGGTCATCGAGCGCCTCTTGTACGGTTGTATCATAGCCTCTTACGGGATTATGTACGATTAGCTTTTCATAATCGGGTAAGCTCTGTATGAAGAGCTCAAAACGCTCGTCAATATAACTAGCCATTTCCTCTCTAAAATCGGAGATAGCCGCTCTCAATTCATAAGTAAGCGCGTTTATTTCGGCTTTCATATTAGCGAGAGACGTTTCAACGTCATTTTTAAGAGCGGTATAGAGCCTTGTAAACTCAGCGAGAGCGGCGTCAAAGTCCGCCTCGATTTCGGCTTTAGTATCCGCGAGCTCTTTTCTGATTTCGTTTGTAAGAGCCTCAAAGTCCGCCTCGATTGCGGCTTTCTCATCCTCAAAGCGTTTTGTAATTTCCGCCTCAAATGTAGCGATTTCATTTTCTACCGCCGCAAGCCGTCTCATAGCCTCTTCATAATCACTCATGTGCTCTTCGCGCCAAGCCTTTAAAGCGGCTACGTCATCAAGAATTCTCTTGTAATTTCTTAAAAGCCAGTCGAGATTAATATTCTCGGTGTCTCTATATGGATATTCGTTGAAAAATCCGCCAAATAGCATTATTAAAACCCCCTCTCTTAGTATATATACAATAGTAAATCATCTGCAAATAGTTTACAAGCCTCATGGTATAGGTTGTATTGCTCGCGGAGTTTCATTTCTTCAGTAACGAGGCTCTGCGAACTGGTAACGCCGCCGTTACCGTAATAGTGCCCGTCGTGTGAGTATTCGCGATTAAACTCGTTATTTTTCTCGTCTTTAGTTCCCGAGTCAAATTTCGAGTGATTGTCGGGCTCGTACGAGCTCGAGTTATATGCGCTAGTTTTGTTTTCGGTTGTCGCGTCGGTTGTGCTCTCGTTGGTCTCGGTCGCCTCGTCTGCCGTGTTATCGGTAACTTTTTCGTATCGGTCTATATTCCATAGCGGCTCGTAATCATCGAGCAAAGTTTTAGCAATACGGGCAAGCTCTAAAGCCCATTTATTAGACCACGCTCCAATCATCCGTTTAAACAAATCGGGATTTGTATATAACACGCCCCGCTCGCCGTAATCGAGAAATAGTGTATCTGTAAATGTGTCTTTTTCCATGCCCTCGGGTAAATTCAATAGCTCGAATAAATCCTCGCCCATGTTATGAAAATAGCCGTACATACCGAGTAATGTTATCTTAGCTTGTGCCATTTGCCGTGCCCTCACTTTCATTTAATTTTTCGCCGTACGTGTGCATTTCGCCGCCGTATTTAAGAGTAAATGATAAATTGAGGTCTGGGAAGAGCTCGTTAACTTTGTCGTAGCTTTCCGTGAGACAATCGAACCAAGTCTCCGAACGTGCGCAACTGTCCTCGGTCAACTGGCTAACCTCGTCTGTTATCATTCTCTCTTTTTTCTCACCTATTGCGGCGATACCAATTTCGCGGTCGAACTGGTCTATAATTGTTTGAATATCCTCGAGAATATCCGTAACAATATAGTTTTGTTTTACGTCGAGCGAGTAAGTCCAAATAGGCTCGCTCTTGCCATCCAGTGACTCGTCTTTTAATTGTTTGTCGTGAATGAGTAACGGTTGACCCGCTGACAATTTCTCATAAAGCGCTTTTATTGTCTCGGTCGCACTCTTGTTTTTACCTACCGCAATAACGGCGGCGCGGCTATTTACGAGCGCAACGTCTAAAGATGTAAAAGCGATCGAGAGCCGCTTTGCGTAAAATTCGCAAATATCCAATACGCCCTGCCAGTCGGGAGTTAACATAATGAGCTCGCAATCCTCACCGATAACGCCCTCGAATTTAACAAGTGGCTGACTAACGATTAACTTGGTCGGTTGTAAATATAGACCAAGCTCGCCGCTAGGTTGTGATATTTGCGGTATTTTGCCGTATATATCAGTATTGATAATACCGATATAGCCGAGAGATAAAATTACATTTTTAAAATAGCGTTTATTCCATGATTTAGGATTTTTGGGAATAAAGCCCGCATATATACGTTGATACAATGAGCGCATACAATAACGGGTAGTTAAATCATTCTCAACTAATCCAGTAGTTGAACGAGAGCCCGTATAAATGTCGTAACCATTTAGACCCTCATAAAAAGCGGGTATATCTACTCTCATATAACTTTATTTCCTTTCTCTGTTATTTTCTTCATAACTGCATACATCCAAGCGTTTTGGGGCGTTGGTGTAGGGCTTGGTGGCTCGGGGTCGGGCGGTATATATGGCGGCTCGGGATAGTCGCCCGTAAGTATTTTGTACATTTCTCGCGCGTTACGGTTTCGAGTGTCAATATTGGGTACTTGCGGGCCCTCAAAGCAAGCCAAAAATACGAAAGTAGCCGCGTAAACGTCCGTAATCTCCGAGAACTCGGCTATACTAATACCGTCGCCGTGCCCCCAAGTATTTAAAACCTCTTGACGGTAAGCGTAAAGACTCGCATAAGTGCTAGTACTCCAGTAGTTACGCCAACAACTCGAAACCCATTTACCGAGCTCGTTAGTCCTAAAGGCGCTAATTTGTCGCTCGGCATCCTCGGGAGTCGCTCCCGTTGTTATCTCGGTTACGGATAAATTCGGGGTAGCGCCCGACAAACCGATATAACCGCTCGCGGGTGTAAATTGAAATAGCCCATAACCGCGGCTCGTTCCGTAGCGGTCGCCTTGCCATCTCCAAGGATTGAGCCCGCTCTCGGCTTGGACGTTTCCGAGCATACCCGCAATAACTGCATTATTCCAAGTACTAAACGCGTTTTTAAATGCGAAAATATTATCGAGACCCGCGGCGCTACTTGTATTATAACCGCCGCTCGGTTTAGCGTGCCAACCCATTACTTTCTCCTTAAAATGATATATAGTGCGCCTACATACATTAACAAAACGCCTATAATAAAGATAGTCTCTGTATTATTCATAAAAGAAACCGCCCTCCATATACTCTATTATAGCTCTTTTTTCGCTTGCCGTGCCTACGCTATCAACATCAACGTTTTCGCATTGGATAAAGCCGTTTAATTGCCCTATCTGCATAACCTCGCAGAGCGGACGCCCAAATTGAGCTCTATCCTCGGGAGTTAAGCTTTGTCTCTTGATTGTAAGAGTTGGCGGAATTGTAAAGGCGATTTTAGACCCGTTCGCGCCACTACTTCTGAGCTGAGGCGAGAGAGCCCCGAGACCCGAAACGATGCCCGCTGTAAATCCCAAAGGATTACCCGCTCCAATCGACCAAGCTCCGCCGACAACGTCGCCAACACTTTCAATTAGTCCTTGTGTAATTTGCGAAATCTTACAATCAACACCAACTTGTCCGTACTGGGTGTAGAATAGCTGAGAGTTAGCGCCGCCCGTTTTGAGTCTGAGCCGTCCGAGACCCGTAACAACATCGACACCGATACCAAGCAAAATGGAGAAATGATTGATAAAAATGCTCGCATCAATCGGGATTTGTCCGAACCCGTAGCAAAGTAAACTCATTTGTGTAAACGGTGAGCCGTTTAGATAAGTTCCGCGCGCGTATTGCGGATGGTTATCGAGCGCTTTTTCCTCGGCAAAGCTACATATGCAATCATTAACGTTGATTGTCGGGACGATTATTCCCGTGCTCCAATAACCAAACTTTATCTCGCCTTGTCCAAGTCCAATTAAGCCCGAGTTAGCAATGTCGAACGGATACCATTTAATAGAGTCAATATATTGCATGGGGTTTACGAGCTCTTTTTGTAGTTCGACGGTAATATCCGATGCAGCTAGCCAAGTGCCGTTAAACATTATCTCCAAGAGCCGCGCTATCGTAACATCATTAAGCACGTAGTACGTTACGCCCGCGCTCTCAACTCCTACGCCGTTAGAAATAGCGACAACAAACGAACCGCCGTTTGTAAATGACGCGTGCAAAGTGTCGAAAGTCTTTTCAGATAACGCAATAGGCGCGAGAGTTGGATATTTGGAGTCAATAATATTGAGATTGTAGGCGCTCGCGGCTCGTGCTACATACTGAGAGCTTGCTCCGATTGTGTCTTTATATGTAGCCAGTACGTCAAGACTACAAGAGTACTCGGCAATGTCATTTGTTAGGATGACAATATTATCGACAAAATAATATCTATTGCCCCATTGTATATAATTCCAAGCCGTATTAAATCCAGTAAGCCGAAACGTAGGCGTAATAACGCTAGTTGGACTCTTTAGAGTTACGTTTATAGTAGTTCCGCCGCTAGGTCGCTTTGTTGAGTTTATGCGCTTTGAAAATCCGTTATATACAATAATTTCCATGTTTTACACTCCTAAATAAAAGAGCCTAGAGCTCAAAGCTCTAAGCTCTTTAGTAGTTACGCCGTTACTACGTCGCCCGCGTAAAGTACTACGCCGTTCTCCGTAAAGTCGTTCCATGTGGTCTGAGTGAAGTGATAGAACAAATTATAGTAACCGCCCGCCGCATTAAATGGGCTCGGCGCAGTCCAAGTGCTACGTCTCGTAGTTCCGAGTGCCTCTTCATCGAATAGCACGCCGATAAGATTAGAGACTGTAATCGCCTCTTCTGCCTCGACTACCTCTCCGCTTGTAGCGTCAAAGTAACTGGGAGTAGCCTTTACGGTGTAGGGGTCGTTGATGTTCTGCCAGTATGTAACTTTTTCAAAGTCAATCATCTTGAGCTTGTCGGGGTTGAATACCGTTGCGAGCACTTCGCTAGCGGTCTTATTTACAACAGTTCCGCTCATGTACGCTCTAAGGAAACTAGCGGGTGTATGCCTTGGAATTGGCTTGCCGTCTAAGTTAACATGATACTTAATAGAACGCTCAGCCATAAAGTCCGTGAGGTCGTTAACGAAAGAATAAAGCCATCTAACAAATGGACTATAATTCTCGGCGGCGTACATATTAGCGGGTGTAAGCTCTACGCCAGTCGCGTTATAGTACTCCTGCAATACGTTGATACAGTTTGTTGTGTCGCTAGCCATCTTTCCTGTAATAAAGTTAGCAAGAACGCCGCGAGACTCACCCTCTGAAATCTGAGTGAGCTTGTCGCTCATATTCTGCATAACTCCCGCCATAAAGCGCCCGAACTCTGCAGGGTCTCTCATAGCTGAGTCTAACTGGTCTCTAAAGATGGTTATATGGTCCTGGTACTGAGTAGCGCCGTAGAAATTAGTCTGAAGTACTTTAGGCTTTTTGACTTTGTACTGGTCTACGCTCGCGCCATCCTCGAGAGTCAATCTCTGGTCGGCGGCGTCGAGGTCGCTATCAAGATAGTTAATCTTACGGACTACCGCGCCCCATTTAGACTCGTCTACATTAATGCTCCTAAATTTCATGGAGTAGGGGCGTATTGAATAGATAGACTTGTCGAGCACCTGAGTAATTGCGTTAATGATGGGGTCGTAGCCCATCTGCAAAAGAGTTGTTGCTACGGTTGTAAAAGTTCCAGTATCAACAACGTTGATAGTTGAATTTTTACCAGTCGCCTCTTTATACATATCCATAAGAAAAGCGGCTGACTGTTCAAAAGTAAGAGAATTTACACTCATTCTTTTTCACTCCTTTCATGGTCTCTCATGTAAATTTTGAAAAATTCTTTTAAGTCGTTAAGACTTGTAGTATTGTCTCTAATAACGTCTTTAAGTTCGCTAACAGTATCGGCGAGCTTTCCGTTTTGATAAAAGAGATAAATACATACAATAATAGGAAATGCCACATTTTGAGCGGCGTTTGCCAAGCCGACCCAATCCATGCAATCACCCCCTTTACATATTTTCTATAAAACCCTTAATAACCTCGTCCGCCGACTTCGGTACGTTGTCATTATCGGGAATTGTAGCGGTTTTTTGGTTGTTCTCTTGGAGAGCTTTAACGGTTTTTGTCAGCCCGTCAACGGTCTCGCTCATTTTCTTTATAGCGTCCATAAAGTCCGTGTTAATCTCGGGCGCTTTTTCGGTTTCTACTTTGCTCTCATTATTCGACTGGTCGCCCCCGTTCGACCCCTCGTTATTGGGCTCGGGTTCGGTTTCTGCCTTCCATCCGAGAGCTCTAATCTCTTCTGCGGTAAATCCCTTTTTAGTAAGTTCGAGTGCCTCTTCATTTGTCATTTCTTTTCTCCTTTGTGCAATTTGTATGTTTTATGATTTTGGATCGTCCCCGAAATGGGAGCGCCCTTTGTGCACTTTATACAAATAGCGTAGCTAATAATGTATAGGTCTCCACCCGCGCGCCCCGAGTTCCGCTCGTTGAGTTGGCGCTTTATTAACTACGCTACAAGATAATAATATTAAATTAGTTTCATATATGCAAGAAAGTTGTATTTGATAGTTGCGTTAACGAATTTGATTTTACCTCTAAGAAAATATGCTCGAACGTTCGGAAAGTCCTTTATAAACTTATTTTTGGAGTAGTCCGAGTTATCATAAGTTAAATGGTCGGGAGCTTTACAATAAAGCTCACAAACATATAATTGCGCTCTCGATTTATGTCTCATAAGAGCCGCCCCGTTAACGTTAGCAATTAGTTTATACTGGTCTAGCGGCTCTCGTCCTACATCGGTAAAATCATTATGCGAAAATTCGTTATCGAGCGCCATTTTAGTAAATTCGTTCTCGCCCCCTATTGCTCTGAATAGCGCCGTCTTTTTGTGCTTTTCGGTTATAGCCTTGCTTTCGGGTAAAAATATCATTATCCCTCTCTCTTTTAGTAGTCTGAACTCTTCGCCGTTACGGCTCATTTTCTCGACTACCTCGGTAAGTTTAAGAGCTTTCAATATTGCACAATCGAGCCTATTAGAGTTAGCCAGTAGCCAACAACGTAAAGCGGGCAATCCGTCGAGCTCTCTATTACCGTTAATTGTTACATAGGCATTTAGAAAAGCCTCGTCCTCGTGAGGGATTTTATAAACATGGCTCTCAGGTATGCACTCGTCGTAAACTAAATCGGTATAGGGGCGACCGTTAAAGCCTCGAATTGAGGCTATTGTACTGAGCGCGCAAGCGAGCCCGATGTCGTGCTCCTTTTTCTCTTCGCCCTCCAGGTCGGTTATTTTCATAACCATTGTAGTATCATCCGCCGAGCCGGTAAATGAGACTTTATTCTCGTAGCCATGTATTGCCTCAAATGGAGAGTTGACACCCTTAGAAATGAGCCCGAGCTCTTTTGACGTTCTACGCATTAAACAAAAATGTTTATTAGTATCGAGCTCGTATTTAAGTACGCCGTAAGTCTTGCCAACTTGTCTTTTGCCTATTATCAAAATGTAGTTTACGCCGTGCTTATCGGCGTAAGCCGCTACACTAGGGATATTTAAAAAACCATTATCAAGATAAAAGTCCATGTTATACCTCTCTACTAATATCAACGTTGCCGCTAATACCGTCAATTTCTCCCTTGCTCGTATATTGCCATAATTTAATATTGTGCTGATTTAGTCCGAGCGCGCCGCTGGTCCATCGAGCGACCCATAAATCGAGATTTAGTTTAAACTGGGTCGGGATTACTCTAGCCAAGTAGTCAACGTTACAATATATACCAAAGTCAATCTCGAGACCCATAACGCCAAGCGCCGCCATATAACCGCAGATGACGTTGAAAGCCCTTTGTTTAGTCCAACTAACACCGTCGATATTTTCAATATCGAGCCATAACTCCGTGAGTCCAACATTAGCTGACGCGAGCTTTTTAATTAAGTTCTCGCACTCGTCAAATGCACTTTGAGCGCTTGTTGCATAGCTAAACTTGTACACATCAACGGGAATTTTGAGCGCTTTTAAGGCTCTATAATTCTCGGCGGTCTTGGTGTCGAGATTGCCGTTTTTGGTCGTACCTCTAAGAATAACGCGGTCAATCTGATTTAATCTTGTTACTTTATTCCAGTCAATAGCTCCATTATAACTACTAATATCAAGTACCATAATTTATCTCCTATAAGAAAAGAGCCCGCATAGAGCGGGCTCGGTTGTTAGTTACATATTGTCGATTGCGCTCTGAACGTCCGCGAGTATTGCTTTAGTGTCGTCGTCGGAAATTGCCGCATAGGCGTTGTTGTAATATGTACCGTTAGAGCCTTTGTACTGAGGAAATGATATAAAATCGCCGTTCTTGCCAGTGGCTACACGGCAATTATAAATCGTTACTCCGTTGAGAGCTAGTGTAAAGAATATCAAATCGCCGTTCTTGCCCTCTACTACTCTTACGTTACTAACCTCGTGAGAGTCTACTTTGATAAACTCTCTCTCCTTGTTCTCTGATTTCTTGCTCTTCTTAGCTTTGCTTGTATCCATTTCTTTTCTCCTTTTCTATGCAATTTTTATGTACTAAAACGGTCGTACGCCGTCTAGTCTTGATTTTAATAACATCGTTATTAGTTCCATTAACGAGCCAACTAACTGTTTTACCGCAAAGCGGGCAATTGTCAGTTTCGTATATCATCCTTTAAACCCCTTTTCAATTCTTAGCCAGTCATCGAGAGCCTTGGCGAACGCTCTCTCGTCAGTCCCCTTTTCTAACTCCATAAATATGATACGGAGCTCGGTGATAATGTCCTCTCTTGTTCCGTCAACTCTGCAATAGCCATTAGCTATTCTATTGCCGTTTTTCGCTTTTCCTTTGCCAATCTCACATTTAATCTCAATCATGTTAACTCTCCTTTATTATAATTTTTTCTTTTGCTTTAGCTCCGAGTAACTCTCTAAGCTCTTTAGCCGTTAGCGTTACATATCTCGTTATAAATCCCGTATCACTTACCCATCCGAACTGGGCGACGAGATAATTATATTGTCCGCTCTCTTCTTTAAAATCTGAGCGAACGCATAACCGCGGGTGTAACGGGTCGAGAGTCTCGAGCCATTTGTTTTTAATTAGTTCCATGCCAACCCCCTTAAATAATCTCGATTGATACAAACTCGCAATTTTCAAGAGTTGCAATCTTGCCCGCCAAGTCAAAGTTGACGTGAGAGCTATACGACTTCATTATAACGCTATCGCTAATAATCACATCGTATAAATCGCTCTCGCCGTCGCTTTCGCTAATCTCTTTAGCCCAGCGGGTCGTTAACGCGTCCGTTAAGTGTTCATAGCTTGCTAATGTAATGCCTCTTAAAACTCTTCTCATTTTGTAGCTCCTTTCGTTATGCAATTAATTACTACAATAATATGATATATAGATAACATAATTTTGTAAATTATACAAATTGCCGAAATTAAGGCGTTATAAATGTATAATTTAGTAGAGAATAGTCCGAGCCGAACGTCCACATAGTATCGGAGATTTCTTTACTAATGTTCTCAATTACTGCGCTCGTCGCGAGCTCGGTTTCATGTCCGTTGATATCCATTATAACGGGCGCTCTCTCGTCATTATATACGCAACGAGTCCCGCCGCAATGAACAAACTTGAACCCGTCTTTTAAATTATCAATACTGGCGAGCTCTTCTGAGTTGGTTTTTATAACTGGCTTTCCGTCAATCCATTTAACGGCTCTCTTCGGTATTCCCGCAATTACAACGTTTAGCTCGTAGTTGCCGCTCTTTTCGTTGAGCTCTTCCATAGCGTAACATTTAGAGTGCAATCCCCTAAATGCTCTAAGTTCGGGCTCATCCGTTGGCGCTCCTAGATAGTTGTTACCGACAAACGCCCCGCCCTTAATTGCCTTTTCAATACATTCCTTTTCGTATATTGCCATTCGCTCTCTATTTTCGGGCGTTTCGATATAAAATACCGAGTCGGTGTCGCAATATAAAAAGTTATCATATCCGACCGTCTCTATCATGGTCATTAAGGCGTCGCGCGCCCAACTCGTAGTAAATAACGAGTATTGGTACGGCATAAAGCTATTATGTGAGCGGTAATAACGATCGAGGTCGGCTCGGTCTTGTTTGTCGATATCGTCGGCAATAAAGCGTTTAATGATACCGTTGTCGAGATTTATTTTGTATTGTTCTCTAATTATGCTAGTCGCGGTCATCCCATAAATACCGTTGAGCAAATTTTTACTCTTGGCATACAAGACGGGCTCGGAGTGTTTTAATGTGCACTTGTTTGTAAAGTATTGCATTATCTCAGCTTTTAGCCAGTCGGGCATTTTACCGCGTTTAAAACATAACATTTTAGAAATTTTGAAATTGCTTGCAGTATATTGTCGTTTTATCCATTTATAGTCTATCTCAGTAATAGCAATAGTTAGCTCTTTTGCAAATACAACTTTACCGTTTATTTTAAGTATCTCTTTAGGCGCTAAACATTTCGAGCTCGGTATATAAGGGGCGGTCACTCCATCTTTAATATGCACATCATAGAGCGTTATCATAAAAACGCAATGATATTTGTCGATAAGTTGCTCGAACTTGCGGCGGCTCTTAATTGCCCCATACCACATCGGTTTACCCGCGGGCATGGTCTCGAGGCATTGTCTCGCGGGATATGATGAGGTAAAGTCTTTATGTTTTAATTTTATCCCGTTCTCGGCTCGTATAGTCTTGTTTGAATACTTATAACTACAAATACAAATACCGCCCATAAACGCTTGTCTACATAAGCGATATTGCTCTAAATCAAGACGCATTAACTCGAATTGCTCGCGCCATTTGCCCTCTTTTCTACTAGCTTTACGGCAAGCTACGCGAACAAATCCCGTAGACGTAAAGGGAGCGTCGGCGCAAAATGTATAATTGTTCATTAGTAAATATTGCTTTATGCCGTCATACTGGCTCGCAACATCTGAGAACATATAAAGCCAATCGCTAGCCGTTAAACTCTCGTCTTGATAATGTACAATGTTATAGTCAATCTCTCCGACTGCCTTAATATATTTCTTGGCGTATTTATCCGATAATACCTCAAGCGATAAATTAGTCAGCTTGTACGAACATATAAAGCGAAACCCGAGAACATCAACAGTTAAAACGGTATGATTGTCTATTGCTAATACGTCAATACAAGGGTCGTATTGCATAATAAAGCGCTTTAAATACGAAAAATCATACTGCAAATTATGTATATAGATAATTATTTTTCGCTCGTCATTTAACTGGTAATGCTCCGCTATGTTTTGCATGAATGTAATAAACTCGCTAGGCTTACGCCCATATACAAATATATGTTGCTTTATACATACTGCCCATTGATAAACCCATCCCGTAGCCTCGTCAATTTTACTGGTCTCTGTATCTAAGCATATATAATCAGTTGCATATTTTATTACTTTATGATTGCGTTGGAGCTTTTTAAAAATTAGCGTAGGCGGCTCGAACTCTTCTACGCTATACGCTTTAATGTTCTCAAAGCCCGTTTTAGTCTTAATTTGTGACTCTATCATAATACGCCCATTTCATAAGCGATATCATAATCGTGCTCAGTTAGACCGAGCGCGTCTTGTGCGCTTTGTAAGTCGCTCTGAGCCTCAAACGCGCTTATCATAGCGCTAACGTCAAACTCGCCGCCCGTTGTCTCGCCGTTCTTAATATTGTAAATCGCTAACGCCTCAATATACTCTGAGCTATCAAAATTGCGCTTGTTTTTATCGGGTAGCGCCGACCACATTTCGAACCATTGCTCTTTAGTAATGCCCGCTTTTTCGATATCGAGAGCTATATTTTTGCTCTTAATTGAGCTTTCCCAAACTTTATCTATATACTGATTAAAACCGCCGACCGTGCTCGTCTTTTGAGATAAAAACTCGTCGAGCACTTTAGAGATTGCCTGATATTCGTTATAGGTAGCTTTGCCAGTCTCGGAAAATCTCCGCCCGATATCTCTACCCGTTCGGCGTCCTAGCATTTCGAGTTTAGCTTGTGCGGCTAAATATGCGGGGCTTTTCTTGCCTAGCTTTTCTAGCCTCACTAAACGTTGATTTGCTCTTTTTGCTTTCGCTTTCAAATCTGCATAGTACTTGCTACGCGTTGACGTTGCTACGTTAGCTATGCGGGCTTGCTTTTCGCTCTTAGACTTTCGCCCGCCTAAGTCTCTGAGCTTTGTTGGCTTTTTATACAATTTCTTGATACCCCCTTTCGTTGATGTATAATAATTATAACCTTTTGTTATGCCATAATTGACGGTAAAATAAATATCGTCACATTGCACAGAAAAGATCGGCTGCAAAGCCGGTCTTTTTTGTTGATATTGCACAAATTTTGCGATATGGGCGCTAAAATAAATCTTTTGAATTAG